CTGGTTGAACGGGCAAGACCGAAGTAAATTTCAGTGTTGTCCTTAATTCTTGTACCAGCGAGCTGTGAATTCTTGTACAATTCTTGTTGTACGTAATTCAGTTCACCGCTAGTAGAGGTCACTAGACGCAATCTGGCAGAAAGCTCAGTCATGCTGTCAGCAGCCTTAATCAGGTCAGTGACCACTTGCTGTAGGCCAAACCCTGCAAACCCGACAGTCATAATACTTTGGAGCCCTTGGGATAGTGCATGGAGGCTGGTCATCCCTTGCTGTTGTGCCTTGAGTGATCTCTCAGCAGCAGCCTGTTCCCTCAGATGCATCTTCTCAGCAAATGCAGCAGTGCGTTCACGGATAGCCATGATCTGAGCATTACTTCTTTCAGCAAGCTGCTCACTCTTACTAGAGGATTTCTGCACCTCAAGTGACATACGCTGCTCTGCACGGGCGTTGTCAGTGATACGCTTTTCACGTTCTTTCTGGTGGATAGCAGAAACACTTGAAGCAGAGCGTTTCTCTGCCTCTTCAATTCTTTGTAGGCTAGTTTCTCTCGCTACTCTTACTTTAGAGTCAGCGTCTAGTCTAATCTTTGCAAGCTCTTTTTCAGACTTCTCAGAAATCTTCTGAATGTCATCATTAATCTTGCTTGTGTACGTCTTACGTCTCTCTTCAAATTGAGAGACAAGTTGTTCTCTGGCAGCAGAGGATTTGGCTTCAACAGTGAGTTGCCTATTGGCTTCATTTTCAGCAATCGTTCTGCGCTTCTCAGCTTCCCTGTTCCGTACCTCAGTGGTGTACGTCTCTTGCTTTTCTTTTGCACGAGCCAGGGACTGATCTGCCGCTTTCTGCTTCTCTGCTAAAGCGATTTGCCTATCCGCTGCCTTGTCAAGTTGGCGAGTGTCAACGGAGAAAGCTACGGGAGAGGAAGCCTTTTTCTCAGCCTTTTCCATCATTACAATCAGCTTGTCTAGGCCACGCAGGGTTTCTTGAATACCCTTTTCTTCAACTACTACACCTAGACGGGAAATAGCGTCTGTCATCTTCCTCTCCTAATTGACCCCACCTATTTTACTTTCTTTGCCAACTTCTTGTTGACTTTATTTAGGTAGAGAATGTCGATTTGTTTTAGAATATCAACTTCATCTGATGTGAGCTCAATCCCACCAAGGTTGAGATAAGACTCAATTTCTTGGTATGTAATCGGGTTAGGCCCAAATCCGTTGCTTGACCGTGTGGCACTGAGGTGCGTAAACACTACCCATACATGGTATAATGAGTAGGGGCAGTCACTTGATTGTAATCTGTGTAACTCTGGCGGGACTACACCAGTAGCCTCATAAACAGAGATCAAGTGGTCAAGTGTGGAAGCTCCCTGCTCATCAAGCATTGAGTCGATTTCTAATTCAACCCACTCAATTAGCTCTCGCCAATCTCCACGTTTCCCACCATCTCAACCAGGTTGTAGATTTGTGCAATCACTTGGGTACCGATTACAGGGAATTCTGTATACACTGCAAATGCGTTCTCGTTACTGAACTCAAGCTCTTTACCGTCAAGCTCCATGCCAGTCCAGCCAGTGGTGCAATGAGCGGCAAGCTGGGAATACAACTTATCCTTGTCTTCGCTGGATAGCTCTTTACCACGTTTCTTCGCATTCTCAATCTTACCATCTACAACAGCCTTGTGCTTTTTAAACGTAGCACTCTCTGCACCAACCACGCTGATGGCTACACCAATTGGTTGACCATCCCACATTACATCGAAAGTGAGGCCCTTTTCAGAAGCTGCCTTGGTGTCCAGTTTACGAATATCGAAAGCCATGTTTTAATCCTTTTCATTAGAAAGTCCCCTCCTAAACGGAGGGAACGTAGAAGTTAAATTGTTTCTGTATTACAGAGTAAAGTCTTGCAGCACCATGGTAGTACGATGCAGAGGGCCGGTGCCGGTGTACAGCAGGGCAGTGAATGGTACGGTTTGGATGATGCCGCCTACCTCTTTGTCGTCCTTGCTTGCACCACCAAGTTTTACACGGGGCAGAGTAAACAACATACCCTCCAGACCATCGCCTTCCATTTTCATGGTAATGGTGAGTTCATCTTCACCACGGAAATGTTCCCACAGGTCATTGTTCTCAAAGTAGGCGGTGAATTGACCACTTACAGTGAAACGGCCAAGGAATACATCCGGAGTCTGACGATCACCAATTACTTGACCAGTTTCCATATTACCAGTCTGATCTACAGTGAGGCCGGTTACGGTGGCAATACGTTGTCCGCCAATGAACAGACTACCCTTAGTACCAGCAAGGACGCTGGTAAGGGTATCTACTGCCGGATTGATGAAATACGGGCCAGTGTTTGATTCAGCAGCTCTGCCCATCAGTCCGAATGTGACAGTAGCCATCGCGTTAGGGGCGAAGTTGAAGCCAATCGTACTGATCTTGTTACCCGTATATACCTCACTGGTATTGATAGTTTCGTAATATTTCTCAATAGTAAAGCTATCGTTAGTTCTACCAGACAACGGAACAATCAGCAATTTACCAGAAGTGGCAATGGTGATGGATGCACCAGCAGCTTCGTTCACGAAAGGCTGAGCAATCGTGTTCTCAATATTTACTTGCACAGTAAGTTCAAGTGCAGTAACATCACTGATAACAAATCTACCGACGTTTTCAGGATTAGCAGAGCCGCTTACATCTACAGCAGTTCCGATCTTAAAACTGTCAGCGATAAACGACCCAGCAGTGCGGACCAGTTTATTAGGCGCAACAAACTCAATGTCAGTGGATGCAGCAATCGAAGCGCCAGCGAACCAAGGGCCACGGAAAGCGGCAGCAAACAAGTCTTGGTAAGTACCACAAGACAACTCAGCGTTTAGCGTGCCAGAGATATTGTCACTACCAAGACGCATATCTTGGGTCTGGGCAGTGGAGATAATTTCAGCAGACTCAAACGTGTCTCGAGCAAGGTCCAATGTTACAGTAGTGCGACGGGTGAGTTTGCCGGTGGAGGCGAGAGGCTTGACACCCCAAGTAGTTTCTTTACCGATGGTTAGCCGGGTTTCTACGCCAGAAGGAATTGGCATATATTCTCCTATAGAAGAATGGAATTATCTGAACACTTCCATCCTGTAATCAATTGATATGTGCATAACATACCATCCATTTTGAACTGAAGCAGAAGTGCTGCTCGGTGTAGAGTCAACGTTCAACCACTTACCATTCTTCTCAAAACTTCTACCTCTGTAGAAGAAATTCTCAATACTATCTTTTGTAGCCTCAATCTTTGTACTCCCCCCGTTCACAGGGAAATTGAGACTGACTTGGAATATTCCAGTCTTACGGCTGTGTTTATCACCAATTGATGGGTCTTCTGTCTTAGCAGGAAGGACATAACACTGTGCGTAAGGAACACCAACTTTAGGTGTAAAGGATACGTTCTGAAACGCTATAAGCAGCTTCGGTGACAAACTATCGCACACTACCTTCAACTGTGATTCCAGAACTTGACGGATAATAGAATCACTCATAGAATAGCGTCCTTCACGTTGATTCGTAACATACCAGCAGGGGCTTGAGCTGAGAAAGGTGCAGCAGGATTTGTGTATAGAGGATTACCGTACTCAAGACCGATTGCATAGTCCACGTTATTGTAGAAATACACGATCTTGTTCTTTGCGAAGTAATCCTTGGTTAGGACACTCATCACTTCCTGAATTGCAGCATCTTTCCCATTTCTTTGAATTTCTGCTGTGGGTGGTGACGGTGAAGTTCTCCAGTTTCCTGCAGCATGCCCAGAATCTACAGGAGTACCTGAAATCACTTTCGTGAATAACGACGTACATGCCTGTGAAGATGAATCTAGAATCTCTTGCCTAACAGCGTCTGCCCATTTTCGAGTAGTGCTCAGTGTCATCGTTTTGTTTGCACCTCAAGCATCACAGGGGTGGCCCTGTCCGGTGACAATTGCTTGATTAGCACTACCGTTGAAGTGGTGCCGTTGACATCAAACGTGTCACCTTTCTCGGGCAGAATGTCCGGCCAAACCACGTTACCATTTACGTCTTTTACTGTAACAGGGTCAATCAAGTATTGTTTGTCTGCTCTTTCCGTGATTGTGCCCGGAACAGACGATTCACCTGAGTTGTACCGTTCATAATCAAATTCAAGAGCCATGAATGTGTATTCAATAAACGATTCAGATTGTTCGCCAGTGTCAGGGTCATACCCGCCAACAACTTTCCTGAATTTCCCGTCTACACCACCCTTGCTGCAATGCCTTGCTACCACCCTGTGGATGTTACTGTAAAACCTGTTCACCATTTTCTCCCGCGAAATACTTTCACAGGAGACTTATAGATGTTTACATCACCGTTTGCAATTAGCTGTGATTGCTCTTCTTTCATCACTCCGCCACCGTAAGGGATTGGTGCGACATTCCCACTTGACGGATCACGAATAACTGATAGAATGAACAGTCTATAGTTCTCAAAATACTCACTACCATAGATTTCGATCTGAACAAGTTTCTCGTGAGCATTACGGGTGAGAGCTGCAAGGATGTACTGAGCACATTTCTTTGTTGCAGCCTTCTCGTTATCTTTTGAGGAGGTTAGTGCATACTGGTAGACAGAATCCTCTAGCCAATACGGAGTTTCTGTGTCACCACAGGAAAGCCTAATTCTATCAATTGCATTGTTAACTGGGTCAAGCATTGTTGCTCCTTTCTGCATTATCCTTGTAGGGACAATATAGAAAAGAGCCGTGAAGCTCTTTTCTGCTGTTTAGCTTTTAGTTGCTAGAGTAGCCACGAATCATCAGCGCTGGGTTCAGGCAGATGTTGGCGAAATTGGTTTCAGCCAAAATAGTCCACTCGTCGTCAGTCTCTGCCATCTTCTCAAAGTAGTATGCTTCCTGGCCCATCTGGTTAACAGTCTCAAACTTATCAGCACTGCCGAAGTACGTTTTGAAGAAGTCAGTACCAGTAGGAACAAATCGGCATTCGCCATCAGGAATCAGCGGGGATGCAGCAGCAGTGCGATACTCAATGTAAGTGACACCACCATATTCAAATCGACGATGCTGAGCATTGCTGCCACCAAGACGCAAACGGAATGGTTCTTGCTGCGACTGGTACATGGTAAAGGCAGCTCTAACACTATTGTGAGTGGTCAAACGACTGAAGAAGGTCGGAGAGCAAATAGCGATTAGACCCTGATAAGCACCACCATTTTTAAGGTTATCCTGGGTGTGTGCAATTGCTTCTTCACCCTTATTTAGGGTTTCAGTAGTAGTGGTACCAAAAGCGAAGTCAATGTCTTTACGAACAACACCAAAATCACTGTACACGTTCAGGACAACGTTACCATTCGGGGCATACAGAGTACCGCTACTGAGCATCTGACAGCGAGCAACCTCAAGCGTATGAGCAAGAGTGCGACGAATAAACATCATCTTCTCTGCACGCTTAGTGCTCAGGGCATCTGCCATACCATCACCATTTGAGCTAACTCGTGCAATATCGCTGGGACGAATAGCCTCAATCAATGGGAAGTGAGGAATTTCAAACCAGCGACGACGACGCTTATCTTCACGACCAGCAGCAGGCTTAGTGCCTCGCGGAAGGTCTACCAACAGGCCAGTATATTGTTCATGTTCGTCAACGTAGAAGTTACTACCGATCACACCTTTTGACTGAAACAAACCAAGGTCTTGAATCAGACCATATTCGTTTGGTACAATCAGTAGCTCATCAGTGAGATCAACTAGTTGATACGGGTTATTTTTACTTGTAATCAAAGCCATTTTATATTATTATCCTTCTCGCTTAGCCACTTATACAGTGACAGTAGACATAATGCCAAGAGTCGCAAGCTGGGCGATTGCAGCATCTTTTTGCACTTGGGTGGTGAAGCCTGCACCAAATCGCAGAGCATCCTTAGATACAATCATTTCACCGCGAACAGAGACAACGATTCTGGTATCAGTAATGGCTTTGACAGTGAAATCACCACCGTCTCCAGTCGAAGGCCAGCGAACAATTGCAGCAGCAACTTGGCTACCGTCAGCGGCGCCTGGGCTACACAATTTGTATTTACCAGTGGCGGTGACTTTGCCTAGAACATAACCAACACCGTAATTGGTATCAACAGTCTCATTAACTACAACGCCTTCTCGGGTCCAACCAACCTCAGTACCGTCTTCATATACAACCAGGTTGCCGTCAGTCGGGGAAGTTTCAGCAATAATTGGCATTCTTTATCCTTATTGTTTCTTAGCAAATCGGTCGCGCAAAATCTTTGCTGTTGCGCTAACTTCTTCTAGTTTTTTATCTTGCTTATTATCAGCATCCGAGCCGATAACTGCTTCCAGCTTGGTGTCTGCCTGCTCTTGCTTTGCTTGCATTGCTTCAACAATCTTGGTATACTGATCGTCAGACAAATTAGACAGGGAAGTGTGCAACTCTTTAGCTTGAGTATCACCAAATAGGGTGCTGAGCTGAGTCATACGGGTTTCTTGCTTGGCTTTTACTTGGTCAGCTACAAGCGCCTCGTATTTACCCTTCCAGCCTTCTACAGATGCTTTCAGTGAAGCCACTTCAGAAGTGAGGGCATCCACTCTAACACCAGCTTCTTCAGCAAACTGTGCATACTCTTTCTCAATTTCAGAGGTGTCTACACTTGCCTGCTTGCGCGATCCAAGCCATGATTCAAAAATACTCATTGGTTTCCTTTCTTGGGGGTTTCTTTCAAGAGCAATAAGCTCTTCCGACATTTTGCTGATGTAGTCTGCAAACTCAATGCGAGTCATCGTTTTATCAGCTAAGTGATTCAAAAGAGCTTCTTCTGCAATGAACATAGAAGCCTTTGTCCCACGAACCTCATTTTCAGACATTGGGCGATATTGAGAGACATGATTGACAAACTGAATGTACATCAGATTGACTTTTGACTGAACATCATCAATATGCTCTTGTCTGAAATTTCCTTCTTTGTCATACGGAATTTTGTTCTCTCCCGCATACACAAATGTTCTTTCGTACCCATTTTGTGATAGACTACCACTATTGTTAAGCAATGTAGCAACTACACCAACACTGCCCATCTCCCTGGAAGGATTGACGATAATCTCATGGGCAGGGGCTGCTAGGGCGTACCCAGCACTCGCTACAATTCCATCATTGTATGCAATCCACTTAACACCGTATGCCTCAGCAATGGCTCGCATGTTCTTGGCTGTCTCAAAGCAACCATATGCTTCACCGCCTGGTGTGTCTGCCATAGTGACAATAATTTTTGCACCAAGCTCGGCAATATCCTTGAATGTCGTCTCAATTGCTTGGTAGTTTGACATACCACCATCACCGCACAACATCTCCATGCCGCTGCTCTTGTATGTCAATGGGCCGGAAATGTTGATTACACCTACACGGGTTTCTTCAAGATATGAAGCACCTTCAGGTAATACGTTATTGGTTGGAGACTCTGTTTGGGACAGAATTGGAACACGGTCTTCAGGGTTTCCTTGTGACAAGATAGACAGATACTTGTCTACCTCGGATTGCTCCATGAGAACTGGAGCGGAAAAGTATTTCGCTTTGATTCTATTGTACATTTCGCTCCTAGCTGTTATAGAGATTTGACACCGAATTATCATCGGCACTTACTGAGTTCGCCGTTCCGTTCATTCCGCCAGAAGGTGTACTGAATGACTTACCAGTCTTGCTTTGTGTATCTGCACCACCTGTGAGAATGTCATTATCCACCGGCTTGTCGTCTGGGTATGGTGTCGCGCCAATTGTCTCACGAACAATGTTCATGACCTCACGATCACGCTCAATCATCCCCGTTGCAGCAAGACGCTGTACAGCGCTACTGAATTTCTCAATATCACGCTCATCCAAATCGGAGAACTGAAACTCAGGATAACCTTCAGAGCTGTCCCAGCCGTTAATCTCGTATAGTAGAGGAATAAGGTGGGTGTCTAGAACATCCTTGATTTCTCGTAGGCGGAACTCGATAGCCATGGCGAGAATTGATGACTTAGCGTCAGCCAAGGAGAAACTACCGACACTGTTCTGCCCCATTGCCAGCAAATCAGCAAACAGAGCGGTGAGAATCTTTCGATCATATCTTGCAATGATGTCAGAAGTATTGTATGCTCTACTACCACTGGTCTGTAGCAAGGAGTATCTGAACATGTCTTGCTTAGAGTCAAAGTCGGTCTGTTTCGGTAGAACTAGGCCAGACTTCTCATTATTCTGTACACCTGATGCAATAGCCTTGAACATTTCCCCAACAGCTTTTTCTTCTTCTGTTGCATTTGGGTCAAGGAAGTTTGGAGGGATTTCTGCGAGAAAGATACCTTGTAAGTCTCTACCAATGCCTACGCTTTCACGTTCCTCAATGTCTACACGATAGCACCAAGGGATGTAACACGCCTTGAAAGGACTATTCCCCACAGGGTTGCCTTTGTGTGTGTCAGTGTTAAACAGCAGGAACTTCTTGCGAGGGATTTCTACATCGGATGCTACAAATCTGTCGTAAAGTGGTGAAGGGATTGTTTGCTTTACAGAAACAAGCTCTCTTCCGTCCTTACTGTATTGCCATCCATTGATGACTGTATTTTGTGCTCGAATAGGTAGGGAGTGAATACCTACAATCCCGTCATTGTATTTCGAGCCTTTTCGCTTAAGGCGTCGTCTTAGCACGACCTCGTTGACACAGAAACCGTATTCGATCATACTGCTGACTTCCCGGATAAACGAGAACCAACTATGTGTCATGTCGCTTAACATTGTGTTAATCAACTTTGCCTTACTTTTTTGATATTCACCTGCTTCTTTTGTTGCTGCTACAGACCATTTAGGTCTACCTAGCATCATACGGTATAGGCTCATCGGAGCACTTACCACCGGGTCTTTTTTCATCAGCTCAACAATGTGGATGAAATTGTGCCCACGTAAATCTCTGTCAGCCTCTTCCAGGATCAGACCATTAAACTGGCGTAACCCTGGTGTACCTACCTCTACAGCCAATGGCCGAAGAGCTTTAGAATCAACTTGTTCTTCTGTCATTGGCTCTCCAAAATTAAGTAAGGATTATACCACAAATACTATAGAATGTCAATAGTTTCTCAGAAAATTCTTAAAAATATTTTACATTCTACGGATATTCCGTGACTGTTTGAGATCAGGAATAACCATCATCCCCACCCGTTGCCTT